TCGGTGGGGGAGAGGTGTCCGAGTAGGGGACTATTCTCCGGAAACCGGGGTAGGGGATGCATCTTTCGATGCGCCCGGGTCAGGCGTTTTCTCGCTCTGAACACGAGAAGCGGCAACACGAGCATCTTTGACACGCCGCACAGCAGAACGTATGCGATCACGATCGGCCGAGAGATCAACCAGATCAGCACCATGAGAATACTCGACAGCCGGAGATTCGAATGCTTCATTTTCTCTGTTTTCATCGTCACCTACATCGGGAAAAAGATAGTTAGCGGGTTTACGAGCTTGAGCGCGCAGAATTTCCGTCTCCAAAACAAACCTCTCACGAAGCTCCTTGATAGAGTAGGCCAAATCCGGCACAGCTACGTCATCATCACCTACGAAATGCTCTTGCACCTTGTGCTGGACATTCCATTGAGTTGCGAAAGTCATAGTCAAATAGACGGCGTACCGAAGAACGGCATAGGCCGCAAAGCACGAATATCGTTAGAGAACCAAATAATAAACTTGTCCATCTCCTCATCCTGAACCGCAAACGGATTATTCACCTGAGGAATCTCAAGAAACGCCACATTGAGGTTAGGGTCGGAAATCTTACGGGCAAAAGTCCAGTTGGCCAGAGAGCCACGCAAAAGACCAGTAATAATGTTCTTACTGAACTTATACTCAGCATACCGCGGGGCATAGCCGAAGAGTTTGCCAAACGTATCCGTCTCTCCGTCAGAAGCACCAACACAAAGCTCCGACTTGTCAATCTCCTGCTCTCCGAGGTGAGCAAAGGACGGCCAGTAGTAATCTACACGGCTTTGACGGGTCCAATCCTTGTCGATACCCTGGAAATAATACGGCTCCGGAATAATCGACATGATACCGAACAGATGGCCGTGCTCCTCTGCACGATAGGTACACTGGTTAGAACGACCAATGCCGAAACCGCGTCCGGCCATATTGCCCTGAGGACTGGTAGAATCCGTAGCGGAAGTCTGAAGGACCTCACCGATATTGATGTCGGTCACGCCACCGCCGAGGTACTCGGGACGCTGAAGACGAGCGTCGGAACTACGAACATGGAAGTGACCCATAATTGTTTCGATGTACCGAGAGCCAGCACGGGCAGAAATCTCGTAGAAACGTTGCAGAGCGATCGCACGACGGAGGTCATTGATCGTAGCAGCAACAACAGAACCGCCTGCAGTGGTAAGGCCGGAAGCATACATCAGATCGGTATGATCCTTCCCGACAGGGAACTGATCGTTAGCGGAACTCGAAATACCAATACCAGTCGTATTGCCAAGACCGACGTTAAGATCAGGAGTAAAGACAGACGACGTAGTAGTAGTAGAACCAGTACCCTGATTCTGAATCATGAGTTTCAGAGGACCGTCAGCCTGAATCGTACCACCTTCGCCGACAATCGGCAACTGCACATCCGGGCCACGCTGCGGAGTGGGGAGGGCAGAAGTGAAGTAATCTTTCAGCCAACGTCGAGAAAGAAGATCGCCGAAAAGACCTCCTTTCCAATTGGAACCGTTTTCCAGATAACTAGCAGACAAATCACCATCACCAGGTGTATTGAGTTCCAATTCGTCATCGATATTCTGATCGCGGTAATACTCATTCCAAATCAACCGATAGCCACGGAAGGGGAGAGCAGAGATAGGGGCGGTAGTATTGACACCATTGGCAACACCACCGGCGGCCAAAGGCCCGCCAGCATAAGGCTGTAAAGGCAGGCCGAAAGCAGCGACAATGCTGTCGCTAGGGTCATAAGTCCAATTACCTTGAGCGTCTTTTTCAGACCGCACAAGCATATCCATCTTAGAGATCTTACTCCAAGGTAAATAGGGTGGAACGTGGGTATCTTCTCCAGATTCACCACCAGTAATGAAGTCTTCCCAATGATCCCAAACAAGGCGGTTAGGCACAAAAAAGTAATGAATATACATCCGGAGACGGCCAAAGGCCGGAGATGAGAGAGGCATAGTACGTACCAACGAATCAGTACGCACACGGAAACGGTCACCGGGCAGCATCTCCTTGCAGATAATAGGGTAGAGTTTACCCATCTTGAAGGTGCCTATCCGGTCAAACGAAAGATCAAACCGATTTAACGGTACACGGGGGGTCTTTACACTTGTAAAGAGAGTGTTACGATATCCCTTTGCCATAACTACAAACGGATACCTCCGCGGCTAAGTTTATAACTACGAGACAAACGGCGTCCTCTACGACGACCGCGACGGCGACGTGCCATAATGTTGAAACTCAGAATGTTACATGTGTAACAAGCGAGCGAATTAAGAATTATTCCGATACAATTGATCGGTTTTAGCGTCAAAATAATGACAAAGAGAAGTCAAGAAGCGCGCAAGAGCATAAATTATCCAAATGTAAAGCGCAACCAGCACAATAACAACGAGAAGCGCAACCAAGACCAACAAAGATGCTGTACCTGTAGCCATAACAAACTATCTTAATGCACGAATAACTCCGGGAACAAGATCAAGAAGTTTACCAGCCCAAGACTGAGACGGAACAATACCGTTATCCTGATAATACTTATTAAGAATCTCGGTCTCAATAGAATCAGCCAAGATTTTACGTTGCTGAACATCATTAACCTTTATACGGCTCATAATCTCAGAAACCTCTGCACGAATCTTCTCCATATCAGCCTTGAGTTTCTTTTCATTAAGACCAAGCTGGAGAACCTGAACCTTAGCACGCATATTGTCATTGGCAACACGCTGCTGATCGAGACGTAAACGCGTCTCATAAGAGTTCACATCAGCACCAAGAAGAGTGTTTTTTAAGGCACGGGTCTCATTCTCAAGAAAATAACGAATGTCCGCATGCCTATTGTAGATACCTTGATGTTCTGCACGAACCCAAGCCTCTTTAGCTTGGGCGGCCCAAAGTTCACGCTGTTGAGCCTGATTAAGAGCCTGCTCAGCAAGCAACTGATTTTCCTGCTCGATCTTGGAAACCTGAGCATCCATCACCTGAGCCTGCATAGCAAAACGAAGATTATCAGAAAAGGAACCATAATCAACATTAGGAGCAGACCCGGAAGCGGCACCAGGCATTTGAGATTGATACATGTTACCGGAACCACCGTACATAAGATCAGGATTTAATCCGGCTTGCTCAAGACGAGCACGTTGATTGAACGGAGTATTATACTCGTTGTTCATCTTCCAAAAATCAATCTGCTGCTGATTCTGTTTATCCATCAGCTTCGACTGATACTGATACTGCTTACGGGCAGAAGCACCACCAGTAAAAAAGTTACCGATAGCACCAATAGCACTCGTAGCCATATTTTCCAGAAAACTCATAACTCAAACTACTCCAAGCCACGATTCAACGTGTTCAGGGTTGCAGAATCCAACACCGATGTCTGCGCATCCTGATCGATCTTGACGTTGGAGCTTTTTTTCACGATAGTACAACTGTGCGAGAGCAGAACCGCCATGCTTACTAAGAGAGCGACGATAACGATCTTCAGCCATCCTTTCGCGGTTGTTAAATAAGGCAAAACGGCTTTGCCGATCTGCTGGAGAAAGTCGAGAAACTTCTCTACGCTCATTTTCTATATAACTCAGAAAGAGTAACTTCCGTTCAAAGGAAGTATACAATTTCTCAGCAAAATAACGAGGCAAACCACTGGAACGGATACCTCTTGATTTGTCACCAGGCAAGTAAGAAAAAAATTTTCTCTTTTCCAAACGTTTTATACGTTTTTCAAAAGTAGGGTAGAGGCAATGCGCAAGAATAGTCTGAAACTCAGGATCATCCGGACACAATTCTATCGGTTTAATTCCGTGGCGATGCCAAGAACAAAGCCGATCAACATAGCGGCGCCCAAGGCCAGGCCGACGAGACATAAGACAGAGCGTCCGCAATTCCTGCGTAGGAGATAAAATATAGTTGGCAACATAGCGCAAAGCACCGTCACCACGTACACGAGACACGTCAATAATATATCCATTCTTCCAAGTACTGAGAATAGCCTCATTCAAAAGCTCTGTAGTACACTTATTCTCAGTGAATATAATAGCATGATAATGAGGACGCAACGTATTTTCGCCAAACTCAGAGACAATGAAATACCGAATATGACCAAGGCGAGCGCCATAGTTCTCACGAATACGCTTAAACCACAACTGTACATCACGCTTACTCACATCAACCTGCGGCAAATCATCATCGTCAAAAGAAACGGGTAGGTGCTCATCATCGTAAGTAATAGTACAAAACCAAGTATCGCCCGGATTCAGACGATACTCAGCGATTAAACGCTTAGCCCAATTGGCACGGCGGCGAAGAAGAGGGTAATAGACTTCCTTACTCATACTGAAAATCAAAAGAAGCTTGAAGCGGAAGAAGACTGACGCAATTATAATCGCAAACAACATCATAACACTTACGTGCCTTAGCGTCAACGAAATAAATATCGTCTATAAGATTCTTACCAGCATACTGCGAGATAAAACGAAGAGCCAAACGACCCTTAGAGAAAGGACGACAACCGGAAACAACCTTGCCATCTTCCTTGCGATAGAAACGAAAATAAACATACAGCCAATAGCGTGGACGAAGCTCCAAATAACGCCCGGACTTACTAACTGGACGATAATAACCTTCCGGAAAATCACTAAGCAACTCCGAAAGTCTCTTCACATTACGCTCGGTCGGTCTCATTATCCTCAGATTTAGAAAGTAAATCAAGAATACGAGCAAGAGCAGTCCGAACAGACTCGGGAGAAAGAGAAAGAAATTGATGAGAAACCGGAGCACCAATGTACTCGGAAAGACGACGAAGAAGAGTTACCGCACGGGCATCGTCAATAATAAGAACAGGCTTCATAATGATTAGGTTTTGATGTATCACAAAGA